GCAGAGGCTAACCAATACCACATTCAACATAGCAGAGATTGATGCACAAATTCGTCGGGTACTTACCAACAAAGCCATACAGTCAATGATCAGGTACGGGCAGATGGTGAGGAACTCCGAAAGTGTAGATTCATTGGGTGGTGTAGAGTTCTTGTTACAGAAGCAGGAGGACGCCAAACCTATACTGGATTACCCGCATAAGAACTCAGCTGACCTATCCGGATGTATCACCATATTCGAGAGACCGTACCTGGACATAGGTGGGAAGGTACCACAAGGTATCTATCAAATTGTGTTTGACCCGTACTATAAGGAAGAGGCCGACGACAAGACTTCACTGTTCGCCATCTATGTACTTAAGCTCGACAATAACATTGACCCATCCTTTGCCGGGTTACCGGTAGCATCGTTTGTGGGAAGACCAACCAAGCTTGCCAGGTGCTACGAGAACCTGTTCATGTTGTCCGACTACTACAATTGTAATGTACAAGGTGAGATAGCCGGTGGTGGCCAGGGCGTGGTTGACTGGGCCAAGATTAACAAGTACCTGCACAAAATCGACTTCGAGCCGGAGATGCTACACCACAAAGAGACCTCTCAGTCTGCAGCTGCCAAGAACCGATCGTACCTGATGAACATGACCACTGACCGTAAGGCAGGTGGTATCACCTACATGGAAGACTGGCACATGGAGCCAAGAGGAGTAACAGAGAAGGGCGGACAGATACTGAACATCCACAAGATATACGACCTCGGCCTGCTCAGGGAAATGAGGAAGTTCGGCTCAGGTAACGCTGACCGGGTATCTGCTATGATCGTGGGCATGTACACACTCAAAAACAACGTAATCCGAAATATCACAACACGCCGGGAAGGCAAGAACCTGTTCAACGATGGCCGTACGCTATTCGGTGGAGCAGGCGCTGAGTCTTCCGGTACAACCTCAAGCTATTAGCCATGAAACAACCTAAGAAGAAGATCGACCACAAACTGGAAGCCATGCTCCGTGCAGAGCGCGAGAACGAAGAGACCTTCGGGTTAGTATCCAATCTGTCTGATCGTAAGCCCCAGAAGCCCAGAAGAGAGGCTAAGAAAAAGGACGGTAACTCCATAGTATGAAACCATAACGGTAGCACTTAGATGCCGCCTTGGAAGCTCGACCTTTGAATCCAACGTAATACCTATAAAACACTATGGAAACTAACATAAGCAGCAAACCACTACAGACCCTAAGCTGGGGTGAAAAGATAGCTAAGAAAAAGCAATGGTTCAAAGACAACGCCAATTACTACATTGGAGGTTCCGGCTTTGACGAGAGCAACGGCTCAAGACCAGACTACGATATGCTTTACGGAGTATACAATAACAAATTCCCACTGAAGTGGTTTGACCATGTAACTGACCCGCTGTCAGCGAAGAAGTCTCAACACAAGTCCTTTCCGGCCAAGATACGCCCGGTGACCATATTACGTACAAGCCTGGATCTGCTGATGGCAGAATACCCAAGGCGGCCATTCCTGTACACGGTAAACAACCTCGGGGAGGGTGGCTACAACAACTACACAAACGCACTCAATGACAAGATACACTCAGCTGTACAAGGTTTCTTTGAGCAGGAAATGGCAGCACACATGGACCCAGCCACCGCTGCTGCCGAGCTGGAAGCGAACGGTGGTGAACCGAAACCTGCTCCTTTACCCGAACAGATACAAAAGCAATTCCACGCTACCTACAAAGATGCTATTGCGATACAGTGTCAGAAATGGTTGAGGCGTGGACTTCGTGAGTACGATGTACGTCGCAAGTTCCTGAAGATGTTCAAGGACTGGCTGATCGTTGGTGAGGTGGTATCCTACAAAGGTATGGAGCACGGCACCTTCTGCTATGAGCACATTTCCCCGAAGAACTATGCATGTGGAAAGAGCCCGGACATGGACTTCGGAGAGGACGCTGAATGGCAGATTTGTCGCCGGCCAATGCTGGTGTCGGATGTAGTGGACAGGTTTTACGAAGAGCTGACCAAAGAAGAGATTCTGGACATGGAGACCAACGCTGCCTATCGCAACCGTGGTTCCTTGTACTCTAACCTGACTGCATCGCTTAGCGGTGATGCCGGTGGGTATATAGATGTATGGCATGTAGTGTGGAAAGCACGCAAGAAGCTGGTTATCCTGCACAGACCTGACGTCGACACCGGAGAGGAGGAAGAGATAGAAGTGGATGAAGACTACCCAGTTGATAAGACAATGGGAGAGTGGACAGAGGTTATGTGGCCAAACGAGATCTATGAGACCTGGAGAGTAGGAGCTGACAAGTACTTCCGCATGCAGCCTATCGAGGTACAGCGAAATGAGATGAACAACTTCTCTGCCTGCAAGATGCCGTATAACAGCCGGATGTACTCAAACACACACGCAGACAACATATCAGTACTGGAGATAGGGATACCCTTTCAGATCATGTACATCATAGTTACCCGCACACTTGAGCTGACCATCGCCAAGTCAAAAGGTAAGATACTACTCATAGACCAGTCTGCTATTCCTAAAGACGGTGATTGGGATGAAGAGAAGTTCTTCTACTACGCCGAGGCCCTGGGCTATGGATTACTAAACCGTAACCAGATAGGAGTGGACAAGAGCTGGAACCAGTACTCAGTACTTGACATGAGCCTGTTCGACAACATCAAGCAATTGATAGACTTGCAAAATCACTACAAACAAGAGTGGGATGACGTTATTGGCGTTAACCGGCAGCGGAAGGGACAGACCTACGCCTCAGATGCGGTAGGGGTTACTGAGAGGGCCACCTTTCAGAGCACGGTTATCACTGACATGATCTTCAACTTGTTCGAGGAATTCACCGAGAAAGAAATGCAGGGTATCATAGACTTCTCCAAGTTCGTCAACGTCAATGGTGTAAAGGCTATGTACAATGATGACGTATACGGGAACGAGGTGATGAACATTGACCCTAACACTTACTGTAATGCAGAGCTGGGCATATTCATGGAGTCATCCTCCGAGGCTATCACATCCAAGAATAAGATGGAGGGCACTATCACTGCCATGCTGCAGAACCAGGTTAAGCCGTCCACCATTGCCGCTATCATCAAAGGTAACAGTATCGCTGAGATGGAAACCAAGCTGAAAGAGATTGAAGCTATCCAGGCCCAGGTTGATGAGCGTACAGCTGCCAACGCTGAGGAAGCAGCTAAAGCTGCAGATGAGCGTGCTGAGCGTTTTGCTAAGTTCAATACCCTGCTTAAGGATGAGTCCATGGAAAAAGAGTATGACCGTAAAGAAGATCTTGAGATGATAAAAGGAGAGTTCAATACCCTGACATTCAAAGATGGGGACAGCAACGCCAACGGAGTACCGGACATCATGGAAGTGGAGAAGCACAGACTCGATCGGGATAAGTTCGAGGCAGGTACCCAACAGGCGAATGCCAACAGGTTACAAGCAGCAACTGCTGACGCCAACAAGACCGCACTTAAGAACAAAGAGATAGACCTCAAAGAGGTACAGAGCCGCAGAGATAACATCACCAAGACTATCGCAGCCAAGAGAGCGGCGAGACCCAAACCAAGTAAACCCTAAACCCTTTATATGAAGATCACAACTATTTTGTACAGAGACCCAGCACCAGTAGATACACCGGCAGCCTTACCACCAACACTGGAGGAGCTGTTTAACCCCGATGCTCCGAATATTCCTGCACCCGTGGTGATAGTACCACCACCAATTGTACCAGGAAATGGAGAGCCTAAGCCTGGTGACCTCGAAGCGGCTACACAACTTGCAGCTCAGGAAGCTGAAGACAAGCTTGCAGCTGATCAACTTGCAGCAGAGGTAGCAGCTGCTGCTGCAGAGGACGATGAACCGGACACAAGAACGCCAGAGCAGATAGCTGAAGATGAAGCAGCAGCTGAAGCAGCATCTCCTGATGCATTCTTTGCTGCAGTTGATGCCCTTACAGGGGAGTCAGTAAATGTAGAATACCCTGCAGACGTTGACCCGATAAGCCCGGAAGGTGTAGCCCTTCGTGATGCGGTTATACGGATGGATGAAGTGAACAAGTGGGTAGAGCACCTAAAAGCACAAGACCCACGCGGGTATGCATACATGCTTCACCGTCAGGCCGGTGGTGATGACGTATCTTTCTTTGAAGCCAAGACATTATCCCTTCCTGACCAGGCAGCATTTGAGGCCAGCGTAGAGCTGCAGTCTCAAGTGTACAAGAATTCACTTACCACTAAAGGTGTGGATGAGGATGTAGCTGATGCTATGCTCGCCAAGGCCATCAAAGAGAACACCCTGAAGGCTAAAGCTGATGGTGCTTACAACAGCATACGTACATCACAGGAACAGCAGCTTGCTGATATGGAAGCAGATTCTGCTGCCGACTTAGAAGAGTTCAATAATATGTGTGCAGTTGTAACCACATCTTTGAGTAAAGCAGTAGATGAAGGTGGCCTTAAGTTCATTGTACCCGATGCCAGGAAAGCAGGGTTCAAAGAGTTTGTAAACAACTCACTTCGTCATGAAGGTGGCAAGTTCTATTCAGTACTGGAAATAGGTGATGATTCCAAAAATGTACTGGAAGCTTTGTACTTTAAGTATATAAAAGGTGATCTGGCCTCCTTAGTGGAAAAGAGAGCAGGGACGAAAGCTGTACAGGGTCTGAAACTGAGGGTAAACAAGGCCTTAGGGGCGGCTCCCAAAGCGGGTTCTGGCGCTAAACCAGCAACTGGGTACGTACCTTTGAGTGATATATAAGTGTAGCGGTTAAACGCCAACATGAATCCGATAACCTAAAACCTAAAACCCTATGTCAAACCAATTATTCCCGGCCATGAAGTATCAGGTTCAGGAGACGATTTTTGACTCTAAGTCGATGTTGGACGAAACCAACTTCTACCACCAGAGGCAAGGCGCTCCTTCTGAGCTTACAAAGAAACTGACGTACATCTTAGGCGATTACAATAAGTCATTCCCCATTTCTACTATGACAGTAGGTGGAGTTGGCTACGGTAATGGCAAAGCAGCTGTTGAGCTGGACGATGTACAATATACGTACCCTGTAATGGGTCGTGACAACAAAGTGAGTATCACATACGATTCTTTGTATGTATCCGGTGATAAGCCGGGTATTGCCCACCAACCGTTCTACATCATCCTTGGCGACAACTGGATCAAACGCTTTTTCACCATTGAAAGTGAAAGAGGTATCCAAGCGTATGTATTGGACGATCCCGAACCAAACCCAACCGGTGGCTTTAAGTACAAGGTGCAGTTAGATCCTGCCGGCCCGAAAGATTTCTGCCCTACAGACCAATTGGCTCAGGGTGTGAAATGGATAGCCATCAACACAGCTGTTGCTGAATCAGAGTCTCGTACTACTGAGTCAAGCATGGCTATGCCAGGTTCATTCAAGAACCAAATGGGCTTCATGCGTACCGGTATGAGCTGGGCAGGTAATGCCGCTCAGAAAGTAATGCGTATTACTGCACAGACAGATAAAGGCGAAACCAACTTCTGGTTAGACTTTGCAATGTGGCAGTTTGAGAAACGCTGGTTGGAAGATTGCGAGCACTACTACTGGTACAGCAGGTACAACAGGCTGGCCGATGGTACTATCCCATTGAAAGACCTGTACACTGGTAAGGTTATCCCTCGTGGCTCTGGCTTACTTGAGCAGATTGGTAACAAAGGAACGTATTCACGTTTAACCTACAATACCCTGAGCAACAAAGTGGGTGATGCATTATTCGGACAGTCCGACAGTGGCAACATGACCATTACGTTGATGACAGGTACTGGCGGACGCAGAGAGATTGACAACGCGATGAAGGAAAGAGGCGCTACGCTGATGACCGATTTCACTGGTGTTGCTGATAAGTTTGTAACCGGTACAGGACGTAACCTGATGCTTGGTGGCTTCTTCGATGGTTTCTACCACGTTGACGGCTACACCATTAAGGTGAAGTACAACCCGATTTTTGACACCGGCCGTAAGGCTATGGTATCACCTTTACACCCCGAGAGTGGTTTACCACTTGAGAGTTACAGGATGGTGTTCCTGGATGACAACGATGTTGACGGCAAGCCGAACATTCAGCACGTTGCTCAGAAAGGGCGTTCATTCCGTCATGGTGTGATCAAAGGTTTGTGCGAGATTCCTCGCTCACTGGAGATCATGTTAGGTGGTAACAGTGCAGGTATTGATGACAGCAAGTTACTTGCAACTGACGTTGACAAGTCTGCTTACACCAGGATCAAGTCTGCCGGTATCCAGATATTACGCGCGAACAGATGTTTTGATTTGCAGTGCGTTGCAGGGCTTAGCTAAAGCACCCTGTTAAGAAGTAAAGGCCCCTACTGTGAAAGGTGGGGGCCTTTCTTATGTAGCTTTGCACCCTAATCGACAGTAACCCTAAACCCCGATCACATGAGTAATCACAAGAACAGTAAGATTGTAACCTTGTTCAGAGCAGGATCTTTCCTGTCACGAGCACAAGGTAAGGACGTAGAAGACTTTCTTTCAACCACAAAGAAGTCAGTTGGCTCCTACTGGGAGTCTACCTCATCCAAGAGGATAGCCAGTGGGCTTACATTCAGCGAAGAGGCATTTTTGTTACCGTACCTGCTTGATGTACCTGCAGAAGACAGGGAGTTCCGCAAAAAGGTGTCTAACTATTACGTAGAGCTTGACACTCAAGTACCTCATGGTACTGGCCGTCAGTTAGAGATAGGTATGGACATGGACAATGCCAAGCCGGTGAGTGAGAAGAACATGCCTTTAAAGCTTGACGACTACCTGAGGTATCGTCATGCCATTGGCCATCCAAGTGTTGCTGTTACCAAAGAAGAGGCTGATGGTAACCAATTGAAAGAGTTCTACATATTCGATAAATCGGATGTGATCAAGAAGAATACCAAGAAGAACGACGACAAAGACATTGCTCTGCAGATATACCTGGAGATAAAGAACGATGCCATCAAAGTGGACTCTATGCTTACCCTTCTGGGTATTGACCCAAGAGAGTTTACCGGTACCGAAGCTTTATCGCTTAAGCAGGAAGAATTACGTGCTCAGTCAGAGCTTGACCCGGCCGAGTTTTCCAAGATGTATACAGAAGCTGATCTTGAGGTTCGCTACTGGATAAAAACCATGGTTAATACCGGAGTGCTAAAAGTTATCGGTGCCAAGTATCTTGATGGCGAAACCAACAAGATGATTGGTAATAACATAGACGAAGTGATCTTCTATTTCAAAGATGAAGAAAACTCTGAGTTTGTGTCATTGTACAAAGCAAGAATGCAGGAAGCAGTGAAAAGACCGCTACCTCCAAAGAAGCCAGGTACTGTAGTTAAACCAAGAGCAGCAAAAACTGCAAACTAACTTCGATTAAAACCCTACCATTATGACAGTAAAAGACATGCATATTCAGGTTGAGCAGGGCATTCAAAAGGTGTTCGCAAACCGTACACGTAAGTTCCTATACGAGGAGATTGACCTGGCACTTAACAAAGTGATGAACAGGTTCATCCAGTCGAAGGTTAAACCGAGAAAGGACGGCTCAGGAGGCTTTGAAGTAGACCAACTGGACGTTGACTCCGTACGTAACCTTATAGTAAGCAATCGTGTTCTACCTGCTTATGTCACTACCAGCAACCGGTATGTATGTTATTTACCTTCAGACTATACTCACCTGCTGAGTGACTCTTCTAACGCTACAGATCTTTGTGGGTTGGTAGCTGAAGAGTTGCCTGTAGTTACATTGTCTGTTGTAAAGATAAGGCAGGACAAGACAGTTAAAGTTAGCTCACCTTTTTACGTAACCGTACAGGTTACATTAAGTGATAAGACTGTGGCCATCCCAGGAGACTTGCCTTACAACAATACCTATGGCGGGTACCCTATGAGGCAGGACGTCAATTTTATTACCCCGTTTATCCTGCAAACCTTCCGCCGTGCAGGATACGAAGTGTACTGGGAGAAGTTCGATGATATTTATATCCCGTCTACTTACATACTGGTTGTGGCAACAAATGCTGCAGTTCCATCAGCTATGTTAATAGACGGCAATGCTGGCACTCCCGGCACTTCACTAACAAGGGTAATGGTACAACATAAAGGAGATGGCCCTCTGGTGTCAAACCGGTTGACTGCATCCTCTGTTATACCCGACCTGCTGAGCACTGCGTTCTATAAAACCTCCAATAAATCTCCAATATCCGAGTTAGTGGGCACAAACTTATACATCTATAACGACGTTAGCTTTATAGTAAATAAGGTCAACGTGTCCTACCTGAGGAAGCCACAGTCTATCTCTTTACTTTTGGGTACAGATTGCGAGGTGTCTGAGGACTTTCACGATGCACTATGCGACTTAACAGTGGAGCACCTTAAAGGTGTACTGGAGAATGCCACTGGAGCAGCGATAAGTGAATCAGACATTTCGAGAAGAGTCACCCTTTAAACCTTAAAACCCATTACCTATGATCCAGAACAAATTCTTTAAAACAACCGTTGGGGTTCCATTCGAGCTTGCAATTGGTTTTACACCAAGGACAGCAGTTAGCTTTCCAACATTCCCTTCATTTGTACAGGCACCTGGCTCAGGAGCAACTGGTATTGTTACCAGGTCTACCACTACTGTAGGCTCTATTGCTGTTGGTGTAGGTGGTACATTGTATGCAACTCCACCATTAGTTACCATCGTTGGTGGTGGTGGTACTGGTGCTACAGCTACTGCAACAGTAGTTGGTGGTATTGTTACCGCATTTACGGTTACTGCTGCCGGTACAGGTTACACTACTGATCCTACAGTTGTAGTTACTGCCGTAGCAACCGTGGTTGGTAATTACCAAGCGTTTGCAGACGAAGGTACAAAAGCCCAGAAGGGTTTAACCTTTGGTACAGTTCTTACTGCTGCTCAGAAAAAGCAGCCAATTGTTTTTGCTTACGTAAATGAAGTAAGTGGTGGAATTTCAACAGTTGTTTCGCCAACACCATTTATCGGAGGAACTATTAATGCGGTGAATACTGCATACAAAGCCCCAACACTTCAGGACACAACACTGGCTATCACTTCAGGTACTGTAAAAGTAACCCAGGAGATTGTATTCAAGGTAATTGAAACAACTCCGTTGAACAATGCTTTACCTACTTACGATTACCAGGCTGTTATGACCTCAACCCAAACAGCTGCTTTAGCCGCTATCGCTGACAAGATCAACCTGGCAAGTGAAGGTGAGTTCTTTACTGCTGTTTCTTCTGCTACAGGAATACAGATCATATCAACTGATGTAAACAGACATTTTCGTCTGGCCGTTCATGTTGAAGTGTCTAAAGCGCAGAACACCAATGATACCGTCTGGGGTTACACTTACACTACCCCTGCTTATGCAGGTAGCGGTACTGTGGCTCAGATTCGTCAACTGGAGCTGGAAGGCAACATCAAGCGTGGTAACAACACACAGTATCCGGCCGATGGTTTTACTGCCTCTGAGTTTGGAGAGCCTGTAAGTGTACTTGATGCAGCCATTGCTGCAGGGAACACAACCTTTGACGTGGTTACTATAACTGGTGTGAAGTCTGAATCTTCTCCAACACCAATTGAGCTACATCAGAACAAGGGTTACATCTTTGTGGTTGTACCTGCTGGACAGGGCGCCAACATTGCGGCAACATTTGCTTAACCCAAGAAAATAGATACCTAAAAGGGGCGGTAGTGATACTGCCCTTTTTCAAATCCGATAACCATGACCCTAAACGAAGCCACTACCCTTATTGCCGGGCAGCTTAAGAAAGAGCTGGACATTCCATTCAAACTGCAGCTTATAGAGCGCATACATATATGGCGTTCGAGGCTGATCAAGAACTCCGTGGATAAAGACCAACGGGAGAGGAAGTTCTTCCGCCAGACGGTGTTTATCCCAATGGAGGAGACCTCTGAGGTACCATGCTGTACTTCTTTTCCAGGGTGCGCTATATCTATTACCAAGTCTCCACTGCCAAAGCCACTAAGGGCAAATGCAATCTTATTCGATTATGTTGGATCAGTGAATGGTATGAACCCTTTTCAAGAGACCCCTTCCGGGTTTATGACGTATATGCAGGAAGGTAAGTACTCAAAGAAAGTGATAAGGTACACATGGGACTCTATAAATGTTAGGGTGTATGGTAACCAGCACTTACCAATGCTTCGTGTTGAGGGCATATTTGACAATCCTGAAGAAGCAGCTAAGCTTAACTGTGACCTCGGTAACTCTACCGACTGCGACTTCTACAACAAGGAGTACCCGGTTACCGGGGATATAATGCAGCTCATCATTCAGAGCATACTGCAAATTGATTACAACAGAGGCATAGTACCAGCCTCTACTGAAGTACCCGTATCAGAAGATCCGGAAACCCTAAAGCCTAAACCATTCTAATATGATTTCAACACCGAAGATGTTGCATGCTAAGGATGCTTGGAAAAAGTACTCGATGCAATTGCTGGCCCTTAATCCCGACTGGTGGGGTAAGTCCCACAACAAGCTGGCCAACGCCATTATATTCCGCAAGGTACAGATGGGAGATAAGCTTGTAATAGAAGAGCTGTTCAGCTACGAAAAGTTCCGTCAGATACTTGACGAGTTCTTCCTGGCAGCGAAAGCTGCAGTAATAAACGGAGAGGCGGTGAACCTGTTAAACCATGTAGGCAAAGTGTGTGCAAGGCGTGTAGAACGCGACCACAGCAACAAGCAGGTTAACTGGGGACGTACTGCACTTCAGCCAAAAGTGGTTAGCGAAAAGACTGGTAAGCTTGTACCTAAGCGCCTGATCTACTTTACCGATGACGACTACTGTCGCATAGGTTTACACAAGACCGGCAGGGTACGTAACGAGACTGTATACGAGTACGCACCAACGGAAGACAACAAAGGAGGTACCGGGTTTAAGCAAGAGTTCGCAGGATCTCTTAAAAAGAACATGCTGCTTAAGTACAGGTACCTGTATTACCCGCTGGTTAAGGCCAGAAAAGATGCATTAACAGAAGACACCAAGATCCACAACTTAAAACTACCAGCTCATGATATACCAGTCAGTATCTATCAATAGTGTAATTTCCAGGGTAATACGGAACACAAGGGTACAGGATACATCCTATCTGTTTGACATGCCTGAGTGGATACCTGAAGCCATGGGGTATATGAAGACAAAGTTCGTGCTTACTAATAAGTACAAGGACATCACGATAAACTTCCACAAAGGGTTACTGCCCTGTGAGCTTGACCACATAAAGGCTGTAGAGTACTGCGGTAGCAGACTGAGAGAAGGAAACTCGGTAAAGGATATACGCACCGGACATTCACTGAACAGCGAAACTGTAGTTGAGCTGGCTCCGGTAAGTACTGTGGAGACTGGCCTTAGTGTGAACGCCAACACAATATGGAACGCATCATTCTCTGAAGATGTAGACACTGCTTGCAGACTTCCACAACACCCAAGCGCTTACTATCAGGTTGAGATGGGTGCCATTGGTACCTCATTCTCCGATGGCGAAGTTCGAGTGCATTACAGGGCTATGCCGGTAGACAGTGAAGGTATGCCATTGATCCCCGACAACGAGGATTACAAGCAGGCATTGTACTACTATGTAAGAGCCATGATGGGCGGAGCCGGTTACCGGGACACTGTGTTTGCTGAAGGCGAGCTTATGCGCCGCTTCGAGGTACATGCAGCCAGAGCCGTGAGCGCTATCACTTACCCTTCCGTTGACTCAATGGAGCACAAGGTAAACACCATGACCAGGCTAATGCCACCAGAGAATTACTTCGAGAACTTCTTTCGTGTAGATAGCGGGGAAGGTAACTATAACTAATAAACCACCACTATGGCAGCTGCACAGAACCCGATCAAAGGATTAGTAATGGATGTAAGACAACTTCAGCAGCCTGAGGGTACTTACCCCTTTGGTAAAAACGGTATCCAGTACAATATCAAAGGAGCTGTGATAAACGAAGAAGGGTTTCGCAAGATGGCTGCTACTGTACCCTACCAATTTAATGGCATCATAGAAACTGATGATAAGCCAATTGTATTCTCCACTGATAACGTGAACACGGCCATTGGGTACTTTAACCCGGTGACAGAACAGTACGAACCTATATTTGACGACTCGAGCAAACCGTACAAGCTTGGGCATAAAACCTACAACTGGATAATCGGGCAGGCTCAGAGGAACTACAAATCAGAAGTGGTTTGTGCTTTCACTGATAAGTTCGAGTTCCCGAAGTTCTTCAATGCCGACAACCTTGATGTACAAGACTTGGATGATTGGAACCTTTTTCCTTTCTACGTAGCTCCGGACATAACCACTATGGTTACTACCGGTGGCAGGCTTCCGCAGGGTACTTATTATGTAGCTACAAAGTATGTACGTAACGATGGTACAGAAACGCCATACTCTCCGCTTACTTTAGGTAAAGCAGTGAGTGGGGATGGTATAGGATTGATAAGCAACGGTGCACTTGAGATTACTGTGAAGAATTGTGATCAGTCTTACGACAAGGTAACGATAGCAGTGGTGAGTAAGGTACTTGGAGTTACAAGTGCAATAGAGCTTGAAGAAGTACCCATTCCCATAACAGGTGGGATGGCCGTAGCTCTGTACACAGGGGACAACCAGACGCAACCGCTTTCCCTGGAAGAGGTACTTATACCCCCAGCTATATACAGCCATATAGGCACAATGGGACAGCTTAACGACACTCTATATATAGCTGAGCTCGAACGTGAGCCTGAAATAAATGATATGCAGCCGTACGCCAACCTCGTTACATTGACGTGGAAAAGTGAGCTGATGAACGGAGTAGGAGCATCAGTTGAACATACCTCAGGGGAAAAGAAGACTTTCATGCACGAGGAAATATATGCGTTCTACATCAGGTACCGGTTACGTAAAGGAGGGATGACCAAATCTTTTGTGATACCTGGCATGGACATGAACCCATTGTGGGAGGTTGCATCCTCAGAGGCTGCCACGGGCATGCTGGCTGCTCCGAAGTTTAAAGTGGAGGACATTATAGTGGCTCACGACTCGGTCGCAAAAACAGGGACTCTGGGGCCATGGGTGAATTCTACGGAGACATACCCGCTAACCGATGACTTTGACTCCACCTCTCTTGGTGGTAGAGATCTCAGAGGAGCTAAAGTACTTCACCATAAGATGCCTTCCCTTAACTGGTGTAAGACAAACCTGTGGTCTACCGAGCAAGACTACGGTCGTACCAAGCTTGATGTACTTGGCGTAATAGCAGCGAACATAACCATACCTGCAAAGTACAATAACGTGATAACCGGATATGAGATCTTGTACGCAAAGAGAACGATAGCAAACGTATCTGTGTTCGGGCAAGGCTTAATGCTGCACGGGTGTGTAAGCATGTTGAACCAAGGTACTCCAACAGGGTCTACCTCTATATACACTACTGGTGGTAACTGGCACTCAGAGGTTGTACACAATGGCAATAACAAGTACGATGACAAAAATGACTTACGTATTCGTAACGACAGCTTAAGATGCCACCCATTCGATATGCTGTTTTCAAGGCCTGGCGTGAATGTGGACTATATGTCGACACAACTGCTGCTTAAAGCAACAAAGCTTAGAAACCATTACTTGCTCGCTGGTGCTCAGGCACAACCTCAGGTAAGTTTGGTGGATTACACGATACTCAGTGAAGCAGTGGTGCCAACAGTACCAGCAGCTGGTAAAAAGCTACGTAAGCTTTCTATAGACTCTTACGCACCCAATGGTGTCAGTATAGGGACATTCCAACAGAATAACGCAGAGACAGCCTATGTGGGTAAGATTGATGGCCCGGCACTTATACCGTCCACGGAGTTTTTTATGTACTCATACCGGCACCCGACCTGGTACAATGAAACGGAGGCTCAGTACACCCCTACAAGTGAGACCACGTACCTGATAAACCTTAAAGGGTTGAAAAGTGAAGTATACAACAGCTTTATGAGCCAGACCCTAATAAGGTCAGGCTTAGTGAAACCGCTGAATGACTTCTCCCCGAACTGGGGCGGAGATGCCTTTATATGTGACTACACCTTCCACACCTACGGACGACACAGTGCTGATCAGTGGGACAATCTTGAAGGCTATAAAGGAAAGAAGGTAATACGCAGGTTTGTATGTGAGGCAGTAGCCAACATACACCTGAGGTATGAAGTACCAGGCAACATCTACTCAAAGTGGTACCCTAAAACAGGCGTATCGTGGGGGCCGGGCAACTCGTACATCATAGACTTTGACAGGAACTTTGACCCTAACCAGTTCGGTTACTCAAACGATCTCAACGCACTGAACGACTTAATATCCTCTACCATATTTTCTCCTTTCAAGGAGCTGTTGTACAAGGCGCCATTCCGGATACATCGTGGTGGTAAGGTTAGCCGTCAAAGTAAGACACGGTCGTGGAGAACTTTCCTTCCGCTGGATTACTACGAAGCTCAAAAGAACATGGGGCGTATACTCCACCTGGTGGGTATGGACGACAAGCTGCTTATACACCACGAGAACGCGCTGTTCCTCACACAGGATAAAGCAAAGCTTGATAGCGGGCTACTGGGTGTAACACTCGGCACTGGAGACATATTCCAGTTCGAGCCTCAGGAGGCACTGGCTGCTAAGCTCGGGTATGCGGGAACTCAACACGAACTTGCATGCATACTTACACCGGTTGGCTATGTGTTCATAGATGCTAAGCAAGGAGAAATGTTCATATACAAGAATGGACTGAAGACCATGAACTCCGGGTTGAACCGGTTCCTGTCTAAGTTCTTAAATGTACCAGGAATAAACCCGTTCACAGGTAACGGCATAACCCTTGGTTGGGACCAGAAGTTTAAGCGCATATTGTTAACTGTTAAGCGTAAAACCCCACCAGAGGGAACGGTAGTGAAAGTATTTGAGGACACACAGGAGTTCTTCGATGGGTTGACGGTAGGAGATGTGGTGCTGTGGAAGAACAGGTATATCGTGTACGATGGCGTATAAACGTAGGGAGCATAACTCCATATTGTAAACATACAGAGCTGAGGATGCAGCCAGAAAGCCGGCCCTAATCGGATAATTTTACCACTATGACAGGATGTACCAACCTTAATGCGATCGACTACAACCCCTTAGCGACCGAGGATGATTCCTCCTGTCATTACATTATCGACGACAAAGAAGAAGTAGCTCATGAGTTCCATGACTTTGCAGGACTGGAGGACACTTCGTTCACGCTCTCTTACAGTGTTGAGGGAGATAACTGGGTTTTCTTCCATGACTACATACCGGACTTCTACTTCCATACCAGGGAGAAACTGTGGAGCGTAAAGAATAAGCAAGTGTACAAACATAACGACGGTGTACCGGGTGTTTACTACAACGAGGATCCTAAACCCTTCTTCATAGACGTAGTATTCCGCTCAGATAGCGATCTGTTGCTGGAGACCGTGAACTGGATAACAGAGGTCATAAACAGCAGAGAGGACAACGCCAATGTAGAGCAGGAATGGCAAACACTTACACACATAAGCGTTTGGAATTCACAGCAGCACAGTGGCAGAGTAGCTCTTGCTGATGTACTTGACCCAACTAAGTACAAGACAGATCGCAGAACCAAAGGGGAGTGGTCGTTCAACGACTTCCGCAATGTTCTGGCAGACCGTGGCATTCAGTTCTTGCAGGATATATTCAAGGACTACGCCTTAGTACCCGGAGTACAGGTGGATAAAGCTTGGTACGAAAAGGAGCTGATGGAAGACAAGTACTTCGTAATAAGGTTCGAGTTCGACAACAAGTCAGGAAAGCAAATGGTGATACACCAGACCAACATTCAAGCACTTAAATCAAATAGATAATGACTACACCAGCACTTACAGACGCATACAACAGGAAGAAAAACCGCAATGCTAAGAAGTACTTCGCGGGCGGAGCTTTGCTGTCAGCAGGTATAGGGGCCATTGGCTCCATTGCCGGATCTGCTCAGGCTAACAATGGAGTAGGTGAAATAAACGATGAAGTGAAGAAAGCAGCAACCGTTGGCGGAAGTATGCTAAAGTATGGAGCACTCGGAGCGTCAGTAGGATCAGTGGTACCAGGATGGGGTACAGCTATTGGTGCGGTAGTCGGAGCCGGAGCCGGAGCAGTAATTGGTGTTACCGGGAAAAGAAACGAAACCCGTAAGATCGCAAACCGGGATAAACAACGCGAGAAGAGAAGAGACAATATGGGACTTGCTCAAATAGCAAACAATCCAAGCATGCTGACCGGCAACCTTCAGGGTTCATACTTTTCCAATGGTGGTGTACTCGATGTGCCACCTCGAAAGCGTGACAGAAGCAAACAGATAACCAACAACTACAATAAATACAATGGCGTGGTTATGGACGGTAAGTCAATTGACGCTCCGACGATCAACCAGTCCATCAAAACGATGGCTGAGTACATGAAGAACAACAACCCGAGCAGCAATGTATACAGAAGCGAATTCCAGCATTTCTCAGTAGCGCCTAACCCACTTAAGGTTCCTTTACCGGTAGCTGCTATGGGCGGGCCTATAAAGCCACAAGCGCAGGACAACCTTCGACCAATGCCTAAATTTGATAACCGCGTCAAGGCTACGAGAAGAGAGCCGGACACGATGAAAGAAATAACAGCAGCTAAAGTTAATAGTGGTAATGTGGACAGAAGGAGCATACAAAGTGATAGCAGGGCTAAAGAAAGGGGGAACGAACTATGGAACGGAGCCAAGAAAGTTACCGCTGCAGCGCAGTTTGTCCCTCTCCCATTTGTCAGGTATCCAGCGATGGCATTAAACTCCTCTATGGGTGCAGTTGATGCTTACGATGCCTACTCTAAAGGGGATAATCTAAATGGCAACCTTAACCTTGTGGGAGCTCTGCCTTTACCAGGAGCCACCAAAGTTAAGGCGCTCTTAAAAGCTGGCGGAAAGAGAGTTGCAAGGACTGCTGCCGAAAAAGCAGCGATGGTACAAGCGGTTGACCTGATAGGCACCTCTTCAGACCTAACGAACAACTTCGGAATGGAGAAAGCAAATGGGGGTGACATCCGAGCAGGGTACAAGGGTACACAGGCACCGGGTGCAAAGCCAGGTGGATCCCTGGTTGCCAAGTCCTCTGATGGTGTGGAGGTAAAAGGCAACTCACACTCACAAGGCGGGGTGAAGATAGCAGGAGCAGAGGTAGAGGGTAAGGAGACCATCAAGGACAACTTCGTATACTCGGCTCAGTTGGGATTTGCTCAGGCACACAAGCCGCTGATGGTGGCCAAGGGTAAGATAGAGCAGAAGCCTGCAACCCGTGAGCGCATCAACGCCCTTAAGATACTGGAGCAGAAGGAGAACAACCTCGCCATGCAGCAGGAGTACTTCAAAAAGAAGATGGGCATTAAATAACCACTAAACCACACACACATGGCAACATACGATAAAGTACCAAAGAAACCCGTAGTAGAAACTCCGGCGCAGAAGGCAGCAAGGTTAAGTAAAAGTGCAAAAGTACTGAGCGGGCTTGAGAAGAAAGCTGCTGTTAAACCTTTTACGGCTACCGCTAACAGTATAGCCACGTCATGGAAAAGTACCAAAGTGGTACCGGCAAGTAGTGTAGTTAAGACTCCTTTATCTAAACTATCACTAAACTCTACAATTACAGGCCCTGCAAGGGTCACTGGTACAGCAAAGCCGGTTATTGCCGGGCTTGACTCTACTACCCTGTCACCAAGACCAAAGAAGGCACCTGCAGCTGGTATAGATTACAAGGCTATAGTAAGAAAGGA